TCTTAAAATTATAATTATATCTAGATTTGGGTGCTTGTGTTTCTTGATAAGTCATAATATTATTAATTGCTGATTTGCCAACAATATTTTTTATGTCAACTAGTGTATTTATTTCTTCAATATTTATATTTGCCACTAATTCTACAATATTATTATTATAGTAAATCATTTTCTCATTAAAATAATTTTCTAATTTATTATTAGGAAAAACAATATTTAAACACTCCAATGGTTTTTGTAACAATGTGTATCCAAAAGATTCCATAGCGTTTATTTTTTCTTCATCAAACTTTGATATATTATTTTTTAAAATAATATTATATACAAATTCTTGATATGGTGATATATTAACATCATTTACATATATATCAAATAGTGTTAGTGCTTCTTTTAAAGGAGTTCCATTTATTTTAAATTCTGGGTATTTTTTATTTAAAATACTATTATTTTCAGAGAAATCTTTTGGTAGAATTCTAAAAGGAAAACTTAATGGATTATCGCCTTTAATATAACTTATGTAGCCATTTATTTTTCTTTTAAATAGTTCTAAACCTACTTGTTCTCCATTGCTATTTACTATAAAACTTCCATCATTGGCAAATACATCTTTTAATTCTACTATTGAGCGTCTATCATTTAAGTTTAATATATTTATTAAAAAAATTATTTCTTTATAATCATTAAACATAGGTGTTGCTGACATAAACAGCAATTTTAAATTATTTACATTTTTAACTAATTTCATTAACTCATTTGACACCAATTTATTACTATTATCTTTTGACTGACGTATGTTATGTATTTCATCAATTATTATTAACCTGTTATTAAAAAATTTTTGTAATTTGTTTTTTATTAATAATTGTTTTTTTTTTGAATCCATAGTACTTAATGATTGATTTGAAATATTTGATTTTTTTATTATTAAATTAGCAAATTGTGTATACCCCAAAAACAAATAATAATTGTTTATTATATTTTTAACAATTTTTATTACTTTGTCGCGTGACAAATTTTTTTGTATCATATTAATTTCATCTAATATATTTTGCCCCGCACAATTATTAATAGTCCAAAGTCCATTTTTTTCTTCTAATTTTCGCTCATCAAATAATTGTAAATAAAAATTTTCTTGAACATTTGGTGAAGCTACTATTATTATTCGTTCATTAAAACCCATAAATTTTAAATATTTTCTTGTTTCTTCAGCAACTCCAATTGCTGAACAGGTTTTACCAGTTCCTAATCCGTGATATAATAATAAACCATTATATGGAGTATACATTGAGAGAAAGTTTTTTATAAATTTTTGATGTGGCGCTAATTCAAAATCTTTATTGCAAATTTCATTACTTTGTTTTTCAAAATCAAATTTTTCGTCTATTTTAATTATTAATTTATTTTCTTCAAATTCTTGTTTATTTGCTATTTTAATATTTAAAAATTCATCATCTAAATGGGGATATAAATATTTGTAGTTTGTAGCATTTGAATTATTTAACTCTTCTTTATTCAATAATTCAATAGCATTATTAAAATATTTATAATCTGTTATAGTATTTAAGTTTTTTTCTAATATTTCTAATTTACTTTTGTTTAGTTTGCTATTGTCAAATTTATTTATATTTTCTCTAAATAATGATACTAATTCTTCGTTATTTTTTTTTTTAGATTTATCTTCTTTAATGTCTTGATTTACTTGTGGTTTTATGAATAGTTCATCTTCTTTGCCTTCTTTGCCTTCTTTGCCTTCTTCGTCTTCTTCGCCTTCTTTGCCTTCTTTGCCTTCTTCATCTTGTTCGCCTTCTTCGCTTTCTTCGCCTTCTTCGCCTTCTTTGCCTTCTTCATCTTCTTCATCTTCTTCATCTTGTTCGCTTTCTTCTTGAACACTTTCTTGTTCTTGTTCGCTTTCTTCTTGAACACTTTCTTGTTCTTGTTCTTCTTCTTCGCCTTTAGTTAAAGACTCTGATATAGTAACTATGTCTCCTTGATTTAATGTATCCTTAATAACATTGCTCATTTTACTATATATTAAATATATAGTTTATAACTATTTAATAATTTATTTAAATAATTTATTATTTTTTGTTTCTCATAGTTATATTCTCTAATATAATTATTTACATCATTTATTGGTATCCATTTGATTTCAGTAATTTCATATATTTGATAATCATTTTTTGGTTGATTATTATCAACAATAATACCAACAAAATATTTATGCTTATAGGATTTATAATTAGAACCACTAAAAATTTCTTCATATGGGACAATATTATTAATTAGTATAATATCATTTTTATTATAACCTGTTTCTTCTTCAAATTCTCTTAGTCCACATATTATGTCTTTTTCTTGATAATTCCGTCGCCCTTTTGGAAATCCCCATTCGGGTTCTTCATAATTTTTATCGCATAGATCAATTAAAGATTTTAAATCATAACTTTCTAAAATATTAACATAACCTTGTTTTAAATTTGTAAATTTGATTTTTGAAGTTCGCTCTTCGTTTTTATATGAATTATTTGTATTATAATTCCATAAATATTGCCATATTGTATCAAAATCATTATTTAATATATAATTTCTCTCATTATTAGTCATATTATTTAATAAATTTTTTATATAATTCTTATCTTCAATAGAATATTTTCCACGCATAAAATCTACAAATGATAATGTGTCTTTACGTTTAATAATTAATACTTCAATTGAATTTTCATATTTATTTAGAGAGGCATCGTATTTTTTTACTATTCTAATGGGAATAATACCTATACTAGTAATAGGTACTTTGCATTGATGAAATAAATGTCCTAATTTTCCACAATTATTGCAAAAATATTGTTTTTTTATATTCATTGTTAGTTAATATAACTAAGAACAATGTTTTTATATAATTTACTAAATTCAAATAAGTAAACACTAAGAAAATTTAATATAGTAAAATTTTATATATATTAAAATTTTATTATGAATAGTACAAACCATATATTTAATCCTATTATATGGGGTCCTCATTATTGGTTTGTATTATATACAATTGCTTTATCTTATCCGTTACATATTAATGAATGTACAAAAAAAAAATATTATGACTTTATAACAAACTTACCTCTTTTTTTGCCTGTTCCTGATATAGGGGGTGTTTTTAGTAAATTTTTAGACGCATATCCTGTTACGCCATATTTAGACTCGCGAGAATCACTTTCAAAATGGGTTCATTTTATACACAATAAAATTAATAGCTATTTAGGTAAACCCGAATTAACATATTATGATGCTTTAAATAAATATTATGAACATTACAAATTAAAAGAAATTAAAAAAAACGATGAACGTAAAAATAAAGAAAAATATATTTTTGGTGCTTTAATAATTGTAATTATTCTAGTAATAATATATTTATATATAAAATATTAATATTATGAAACTAGAATTAATAATTTTTTTAATAACTATTTTTGTATTAGCAAATACATATTTTGAAGGAAAATTAATTAATAAACTTAAACAATATCAAAAATATTATAAAATGGCCTTTTTTGCTTTTATAGGTTTATGTATATATTTATTTATTAAGAAAAATCCAAGCAACTATAAAGAAATTGTTACTCATGCAAATAGTTACATAAAATATTTACCAATTGATAGAAATACAGCAAGTTTTATAACTCCTATTATTGATTTAACATCTAAATCAATAACAAACGAATTAAATAATAATTATAATTTTTCAAATCCTGTTAATAATCAACTATCACAAAATTTATTAACTTCAATAAATAATAATCAAAACTATTTATCTAAGCAACAACAAAAAATATTATCTTCCGGAAATATATCAACAAAAAGAAGTGTAAGTGAAACAAAAAAAAAATATGTAGCTGCTTCGCAAAATTGGCATTGTAAACATTGTCAAAAACAATTACCAGCATGGTTTGAAGTGGATCATGTAAAAAAATTAGAATATGGAGGTTCAAATAATATTGACAATTTAGAAGCACTATGTAGGGATTGCCATGGAAAAAAAACAGCTTTTGAAAATTTGTAAATAGTGAGCAATAAAAATATACTAATATATTAATATACTAATATATTAATATACTAATATATTATTATACTAATATGCAAATATAGTAATAAATAATATACTTATAATGTAATATATATTATTTATGGCTAGTTATACTAATAATTTAAAGCTACCAAATAGAGAAAAAGTTATAGATACCTTAACGTATGGCAAAAATAACTATTATTACTCTATAATAATAGCAATATTATTGCTAATATTGGGAGTATTTTATTATCTTAATGAGATGCAAAATATTTTCAAAATAAAAAATACTAAATATGAAATATTTATGTGGTTATTTTTAGTAGCATTTAGCATATATACTTTTTTATCTTATGTTTATAAACATAATTATGACAACTATAATACTATTAAACCCGATACTAGTTTTATTAATATGTATAAATATGTTGGATTATTATTTTTAATAATATTATTTCCAATATTAACAATTAATTTTATATTATATTTACACAAAACCAACAATAGTGTTTTCAATATTACACAAAATATATTAGGAATATTAATAATTATTGTTATTTTTGCTATTATAGCAAAAATGTTTTCTATACAACCAGGTATTGAAAAATCTAAAAGCACTGAGTCATCTAATCAGACTTTTTTTCAAAATTTAATAACTACATTAAAAGACATAATATTTTTTATTCCTTGTTTGCTAATTATATTGGTAGATGAAATAAATGAAGATATTAAATTAACACCATCTTCTATTTATTTATTATTTTTCATATTATTAATTTTAATAATATTAATATTTTTATTGCCTCTATTATTTAGCTATTTAGCAAAACATAATAAAAACAACCTTTTAGGCGGAGAAGGCCCTTTTTATTTAAATGAAAAGAAAACTTTAGGAAAATATCAAAATTTGGACAAAAATGTTAGTTCTAATGTTGCTATACCAAACTTTAATACTTCTAATTTAGAAAATACATCACTAACTAATAATTTGAATAATATGCTTTCAAATTTTAAAACAAACTTCACTAGTCAAACTACTTCTAGTGAAAATAGTTCTAATGAAGATGTTGTCAAAAACGAATATAATAATATTAAAAATAATATTTCTGACAATACTAAAGGGTATGATTTTAAAATGTTTAAAAATGATTTAAATGGTCAATATAATATTGGAGCAAAATATTATGATTCTTCAAAAATTCATAACAAATTTCCTTATACTTATACTTATAGTATAAGTTTTTATATTTATATAAATCCACAACCAACAAATACATCTATTGCTTATACAAAAGATACTGAACTATTTAATTATGGATTTAAACCAGTTATATATTATAATGGAAACTCTAGAAAAATTATTATAAAATCTAGAACAATAAATAATAAATCAGATCAATTAGATACTATATATGAAATGACTAGTGTAAAACATCAAAAATGGTTATATTTTGTTATTAATTATGAAAATAATAATATAGATGTTTTTATTGATGGTAAATTAGTAGGTTCTAAAAATAATGTTACGCCTTACTTCATAGGAGACAATGTAACTATTGGCGAACATGATGGCATACATGGAAGTATTAAAGAAATATTTTATTTTGATAAAATAAAAACTCCTGATTCTATACAATTTTTATATAGTTTAACAAAAAATAATAATATATAATTTAGAAAAATATAAAAAATAAAACTAAAATAAAATAAAAAATAAAACTAAAATAAAACTAAAATAAAACTAAAATAAAACTAAAATAAAACTAAAATAAAATAAAATAAAATAAAATAAACTAAAATAAAAACTAAAATAAAATTAAAACTTATAATATTTTTATATATTAATATTTTATAATGAGTGTTATAAATATAATTATTTTAGTAATTCTAGTTTTAATATTACTATGGGGATTAAACAATATATTTTTCAAAACAAATATAATTTATGACCAAATGTGCGAAGCATCAACGCCAGCTACAAATACTACAGAAGCATCATCTAATATTAATATAATAGTTGCCAAAGATATTCCCCAAACTACATCATCTAATTTTACATTAAGTGTTTGGTTTTACATAGACAATTGGGGCAATAATATTTCAAAAGAGAAAAATATTTTATTTATTGCTAATAGTCCTTCTTCAACGACAGTTTCCGATTTACAAACTACTCTTTCTGGTATTAGTACAAAAGTAGTGAAACCAACACCAGCCAGTGGAACAACATTTCCTAAAAATATTAATATAGCATTAGACAAATATGAAAATAATTTATTTATAGATATTGAATGTTTCCAAGACAGAGCAGGCCCAACTTCTCAACCCAATCAAACAATTTATGCTAGATACAAAATACCTAATGTGTCGGTTCAAAAATGGAATAATTTAACAATTAGTGTCGATGGTCGAACATTAGATGTATATTTAGATGGTAAATTAAGAAATTCATTTATTATGCATGGATTATATAAAAATTATTATGATACAACAACCTTAAAAAATATATATTTAGGAAATATAAATAATGTTAATAGTGGTTTTGAAGGTTTTATAACCCGTGTTCGCTATTTAAGTGATTCTTGTAATCCACAAGATGCTTATAATTTTTATAAAGACGGAATAAACGCATCATTAGCTCAATCATTATTTAATAAATATAGCTTAAAAGTAAGCTTTTTAGAATATAATCAAGAAAAAGGAAGTTTTCAAATTTAAATAAAATATAATAAAATATAATAAAATATAATAAAATATAATATATTATTTATATTATTTATATATAAATAATATGAATTCTAACGGAGGAGTATTAGAAAAAATTAATAATTATTTTAACACAATAATACCATATGAAACACAGAAGAAACTCGGAAATTTTAGCGAATTTTTATCTTCAAATACTATGATTGCTAGAGGAACTTTCTTGCTAGGAGTATTAATTTTTTTCTCAATATTATTTTATGTCGGAAGTAAACTTGTATACTATTTTTTATCTCCATCAGAAACGCCATTTTTAATAAGTGGAATGAAAGATGCTACAGAAGCACTGACTATTAGTCAAAACTTAGGGCAAAAAACAACAATTCCTATTTTAAGAAGTGTAAATGAATATGGAGGTGTTGAGTTTACATACTCATTTTGGATATATGTTAATAATGTAAACTATAATGAAACTATAGATTTTAAACACGTTTTTAATAAAGGTTCTTCGCCAAGTTCACAAGGCGAAGGAGGTAGTGGTTTATTTGGACCAAATAATGCTCCTGGTGTATATTTGTATAATGGCAAGAAAAATTATAGTGATGATTTAATGATTAACTATCCTGTTTTAGGAATGTTAGTAAGATTAAATGTATTCCACAATAATGAAAGTGTAAATAAACCATATTATGATGATATATATGTAGATGCTATACCTATTAAAAAATGGGTAGGTGTTATTATACGAGTTACATCACAAAATATATGTGATATATATATAAATGGAACTTTAACAAAACGCCATAAATTATCTAATATTGTTAAACAAAACTATGATAATTTGTATGTAAATTATAATGGCGGATTTTCTGGTAATTTATCAGATTTGAAATATTATAATTATGCTGTTGGAACTTTAGAAATTGATTCAGTAACTGCTAGAGGACCTAATCTTAAAATTAAGAAAAATAGTAATATTGAGAAAGCAAAACCACAATATTTATCTACACATTGGTATTTTAATGATACAAGTGTATTAACATAAATACATGTATATTTTATAATTTCATTATTATATGAATTTTATAATGACATATAATTTAAATATTCATAGTTATAAATATAAATATATTATAACTATGAGTGCTATTATTTCAAATAATAGAAATAACTATATTATTTTAACAAATAATATTATTGATATAAGTAATGGTGGAAGTCTTTTATATATAAAAACTAATATTAGTGATTTAAGTAATAATAATACTGATATTAGTTGGCAAAATCTTTTACAAAGTTTGGATAATAGTAATAATACCTATAAAAATAGAATATTATTGAGTGGCAAAGTTATTAATATTAGTGGTTCTACTACTACTAGTACTAGTTGTTGCTTAATTAGTCAAAATAATATAAAAAATAATATGAAATTTATTTTTGATTCATCCAATAATAAAAATGGTAAAATATTATTTGTAAAAAATGTAAACACTTATGATAATTCATATAATTATTTATTTAATGATTTAAGTAATACATTTTTTGGAAAAAACAACAATGTCCCCTATAATATACATAATTATTTAACTACTAATAATGATACAAGTTATAATCGTTATAGATTTCATTTAAATTATTATTTTAGCAATTCTGATATGTATCAAATAAATATTCGTGATTATTTGTATTTTAAATATTCAGACTCACAACCAGATTATAATAATACAACATATTCTATTACTAGTGTTACTAATGATTTTTCTTTTATTAATACAACAATAGATACTTCTAGTGTTATAAACTTTAAAAACTCAAATTTTACTAGACTATTAATTGATAATGTTAGTAGAAGTAATACTTCTAATAATTTTACAAGCGACAATAGTTTTACTATATTAGAAGAAAATACTCCTTATCCTATAAATCGTAATATATTATCTTATAATAAACTTACGTTAGATTTTAAACATGTAAATTATTATGATTTTAGTTCAACTTATACTTCTAGTTCAATAAATAATAGTAATACTATTAGTACTTTTTTAATTAAAACTAACAATTTAAACATTATACAAAATATAAAAAAAAATAGTAAGATTATATTTGGTTCAAAAAAAAGTATAATTCTTCATAATGTAAAAGTATTAGATTATAGTAGTAATTTATATCATAGAACTATAAGTTTTAATAATCAAAATAAAATATTGAGGCAAGATTTTTCAAATACTATATTTTTAGGACTCGGTAACCGTTTAACAGGAATTACACAGCATGATATATACAATCATGCTCATTTTTCTACTAATTCAAAACAAAAATCAATTGTTACATTTAAAAAAAATATAAATACAAATAATATTGACAATAATTTTAATTTCCAGTCACTTATACAAAGTAAGAACAACTATTATTTACTTGATATTTGTTTAAATTATACTAGTATTAATTATAGTCATAATATAAATAATACAATAAACTATAACATTACATTATACAATAATGTAATAGCTCAATTAGGTAAAGTTTTTAATATAAATTTAACAACTTATTTTAATGCTTTAACCAATAATAATTTTAAAAATAGTTTTAAAAACTTAGCAACAATAAATAATATAACTACTATATGTGGTGAAATATATTCTATAAGTTATGAGCAAATAAATGCAGCAATAATTGTAAAATTTAAAAATTTTACAAGAGATTCTAATATAAATGATTTTACTATAACAAATGATGAAAATATAAAACTATTTAATATAAGAGAATTACGAGATGATGATAATAAAAATAATATATTACTAACTTCTCCCATTAATTACGATTTAAGATTTAATTATAATAGAATTTTTAATATATTTAATGATTTAGATATATATTTAAAAAATGTATCTGGATCTTTAGGTTTAAAAAATACTTATTATGATTTTGAAATTCTAAACTTTTATAGTATTAGGTTTGCTAATTTTGTTATAACTACTGGAGCAAGTGATTTTACCAATGTAGATTGTGTTTATATTTATCATGACCCTATTAATGATCCGGATGAAAGATTTAGATATCCTAATAATAATATAGAAATAAGATTTGACTCTACAATTGATACATTATCAAAAGCAATTGAACAATATCGTGGTACTGGAGCACGTACATCAACAACAAATGCAGCCTTTATACCAGCACAAAATGGCAGTAATTTATCAAGAAAAATGATACAGGGTTTTGTTGGATTAAATAATATTCCAAAATTATTATCTATTGAACCATATGATCCTAGTTTTATAAATGGTAGAGGATTTATTAATCAATATCAATTAGATGATACTTGTATTACTAGTAATTGTGATAAAGTTGCTGTTAAACAAAACGCTATAAAACATGACTCTGTTAAAAATAATCGAATTTATTCATCAAATTCATTAAAAAAACAAAATTTTGCTAATATAGTTAAATCCAATAGTAGAAATAAATTGGCACAAGCATGTATAAATAACAATATAACTTTAAATAATGTAGTAACTATAAATAATACTATAAATGATCCTAATTGTACTAATATTAAAAAAACTCCTTTTACTGTAATGTTTTCAAAAGGTAAGGGTAAATTATTATGAGCATAATAGTTAAAAACTATTTTTGTTAATTATGATAATATTGGTCGTTGATTATTTTCATACACCATAGGATAAGGCATTATAATATGTTGTTGTCTCTCAAAAAAATCTTTAAATTCTAAATTTGTAATATTTGGCACAATAACTTCACAAGGAGTTTCTAAATTAGTTGAACCTATTCCTCTTAATTGTGATTCAATATCTATAGAATTGCTAGCTAATGCTTCTCTAGATAAGTGACTCGGCATATACCCTAATGAAGGAATACATTCACTAATAGGTCTTCCTGACGATGAGTGTAAATATAGATTTTCACGTAATAATTTTTCTGTGTTAGATTTTTCTAAATTGTAATTCAATTGAGTATTTTTATTTCTTGTTGAAGTCATAATATTATATAATCTAAATTATTATTTTAAATTTTTATTATTTTAAATTTTTATTATTTTAAATTTTTATAATTTGAAATAATAATTCAAAAATATAAAATATGAGAGAAAAATTACTATGGAAAAAAAAGTGAAGATAAACATTTAAATTTTTTGATGTCCCTCCATAAATACATTATGGTTTAAAAATATTAATATACTATGTAGTTATTTGTTAGCATAAATAAAATATGTAAAATGTATAAATTTTGGAAAAATAAATTTCAAAATTTTTTTGATAAATGGACATTTATAAATGTCCAATTTTATAATTTTTAGGTCTTTTATAAAAAAGAAAAATGTGTCTCTTAAAAAAACAGATTTAGACCTTTAAGATGTAAATTCCGAATTTTTATCTTAAAAAACTATAAGCATAAAATTTTAAAAAAATTAAATTTTTATAAAAAATTATTTAGGGGTTTTTTTATATATCATTATATGATATATAATGGATACACAAATTTTACCCCAAAAACCCCAAAATTATAGTTGTGTTTGTTGTGACTTTATATCGTGTAATAAAAAAGACTATGTTAGACACTTATCAACCCAAAAGCATAAAAATAGGGAAAATGATACAATTAAGATACAAAAAAACCCCAAAAAACCCCAGACGCAATACGAGTGTTCAATATGTAAAAAAACATATAAATACCCATCAGGATTATATAGACATAAGAAAACTTGTTTAGATCATGAAAATAACGTTAATTTAAATAATCAATTAATGTTATCAAAAGAATTAATATTAGAAGTAGTAAAACAACAACAAAATCAAATTAAAGAATTGACTAATACAATAAAAGAATTAATTCCAAAAGTGGGAAATAATATTACAACAACAAATCAAAAATTTAATATTCAAGTTTTTTTAAATGAAAAATGTAAAGATGCTATAAATATGAGTGATTTTATTAAATCTATAGAAGTTAGTTTACAACAATTGGATTATACTAAGCATAATGGATTAGTAAATGGATTAACTAATGTAATTATAGAAAATATGAATAAGTTAGGATTATACCAACGACCTATTCATTGTACTGATCTAAAACGCGAATCATTATATATAAAAGATGATGACAATTGGGAAAAAGATATTAATAAAGAAAAAATTAAAAGAGTAATAAAGGATGTATCAACAAAACAATTTTATGCTCTAAGTAAATGGACAAAGGAAAATCCAGATTTTCAAAATAATGAAAATAAACAAAATTATTATACACACACGTTAGTAGCAATAGCAAATAATAAGCAACATAATGATGATAAAATAATAAAAAAACTTTGTACAAGTAGTTATATTAAAGAATAATATATTCTTTAATAAGAGAGAGGTAAATTTTATATCAGGGTAATGATATAATTATGGTATATGAAAAAACCCATATATTTTTATACCAAATTTTGTTATGTAATAGCATAATAAAATTTGACGTATTTCAAAAATATTTGTTACTATCAATAAAAATATATAAATAAAAGATACAAATAAAAGGTATAAAAAAACCCTTAAAAATAATTTATTGTATTATAATATCTTTTAATTCATTAAAAAACTTCTTAGCAATGTCTGGTTCATTTTTAAGTCTTTTATTTATCAAATATTGACATAAGCATTTATGAAAAATATCAAAATAATCAAAACTAAATAACATTTGAAATAATGCTGAATTATTATTTTCTATAAAAAAAGAAATACTTGAATTTTTATATTTTTCTTTTAATACTAATAAAATAATATCAATTTCATAATAATTTTTTAAAAAATAATAAATTTTTTCAATATGATTTGATACAATAGTATCATCATATTTACTAATATTTAATGCTTGTAGTATTTGTATTTGATAGCATAAATTTTTATAATATTCTTCTTCCATACTTTTATATGTACATAAAAATTCACTATTATAGTTTATATTTTCTAGATTATTATAATAATCATTTAAAGTATTAGTATTTGATGACATTAAATAATTAATAATATTATTAAATATTTATTAATTATTAATTATTAATTATTAATTATTAATTATTAATTATTATATTATTAATTATTAATTATTATATTATTAATTATTATATTATTAATTATTATATTATTAATTATTAATTATTATATTATTAATTATTATATTATTAATTATTATATTATTAATTATTATATTATTAATTATTATATTATTAATTATTAATTATCTTGATTACGGGCAAATTCTCGCGCACTCATGCCTCCTCGTTGCCAACCTTTCATAGCATCATCTTCAATAACATAAGCACTATTTGTAACTGTTTCTTTAATAGAGTCAATTAATGGATAATTTTTATATTCTGAAAAAGATTGTTCCATAGTATTATTTACAGTTTTTTTATTTAAGTCAAATTGCCCTGTTTTTAATTGAAATTCTGTATCACAATCTCCTAAACCTTTTCCTAAATAAGGAACAGTTAAAAAAGGTCTAGTTACTAATGATAATTTACATGCGGGACGCGATATATGAGTATATTTTAACTCATTATTTGCTTCAATTTCGCAACCTTTAATACCTCCTTCATGAGAACCTTTATAAAAAACATATGGTTGCGTTAAAGCAAAATCCTGGGCTTTACTCATTGGACAAGTAGGATAATAATTTTCTAAATTATAGTTGGCATTATTTACATTTTGAATATTGCGTTGATCAATTGCTGGAGAATCATTGCCTATTCTAGACATTGAATCAAATATATATGGATAAGCAATAGTTGAAGTCATTTATAATAATTTAATATATTATTTTTTTGCTATATTAATTATATTTAAAATTCTATATATTTTTTGTATATTTTGTATATTTTGTATATTTTGTATATTTTGTATATTTTGTATATTTATAAATTTTATAAACTTCTATTTTCGAATGTATTTTTTAAACACATTTCTACATCACCATCTTTACATGAAGCCATATTTCCATAACAAAATCTAGCAAATTCTGCTTGGTTATTAGGAACTCGACTATTTGCTGTTGTATAAAATTGTCTCATTGATTGCTCAAATTCAAAATTATCTGCTTGATTATTAAATAAATTATTTTTTATATTTTCATTGTTATCAAAATTATTAACTATAAAATCTTTGGTTTCTTCATTTATGCTATTTTTAACAGCATTATTATATGAGGGAGCAGCTTCAAGTCTATTTGGATTATCTTGTATTTCAGGCAATTGTATATTCATTAATGGATTATATGAAGTTGGATTTGTAAAATTATGTTTTACTTTTTCGTACATTTCTTCATTGCTAAATGTTTCTTTCACTTTATTTAAATTAGAATTTTTATTTAATACATAATATGTAAATAGTAAAATTAGTAAGGCAATTATTCCAGTAATCAAAATTTTTATATTATTTAAAAATAGAAATCCTATTAGTGTTAATAAAATAACAAGTCTTGTTATAGCATTAATCTTTTGCTCTCGTGTCATATTTTCCATTGGCCACAATTGTGTAATAGCATTTTTATCAAATAAAATAGTAGGATTATTTAACCAAAGTGTATTGGCTAGTTCATTATCATTATCATTATTATTATTATTATTATTATTATTATTATTATTTTTGTCATTGTCATTATCATTCTCAATATTATTTATGTTATTATCTTTGAAGATGATATTTTCATTATTTTCATTATTTACATCGTTTACTTCAACACTTCTTCTTCCTATATAAGATTCATTATTAACCATAATTTATTATATTATAATAAGTTTATAATATAATTTAATAATTATTTCGTATAAATGTATAAAATAATTATTAAAATTTACAAAAATCAGCAAAATTTATAAAAATTATGCTTCTATAATAGACTAAGTATTTCTAAATAATATATTAAATTAGAATTATACGTTTCATTACTTATTTTTCTTATTTACTTTACGTTTATTATTTGATTTACGTTTAGAATTGTCATCGCCACACATAGTATTAGCATTAGCATTAATATTAGCATCGCGTTGTCCCTGTTGTCCTTGTTTCTTAATAATATCATCAATAAAACTGGTATTGTTTTTCATTTCTTCCATTAAAGACGAAAGATTTGAAGTTAAATCGTCTAATTTAATATTATTAGTACCAGAAGAAGATGTAGATTTATTAGAATCATAATTCTCTCTATAGCTTACATTTGTTTTGGTTGTTTCACTATGTGTTTCAGCTTTTTTTCTCATACGTTCTTTCATTTTAGACATTTTAACATTTTGTTCCATCATATTTTGAAAAGCGTTGGGATTAATTTTACCTCCTTTTGGCATAAATTGGTCTAAATTCATAGATTTAAAAATGTCATTAAAATTTCCCATTCCAGGCATATTTTTCATATTTTTAAAAACACTTGTAGCTTCCTCTAAAAGTTCACTTTCTTTTAATGAACCATCTTTCATTTTGCTATTTATTTTATTGCTTATTTTACTAATAAGACCCAATAATTTGGTAGGATTTTTCATAAATCCTTTTAATACATCATTTACATCAGTTATATTTTCCGCATCTAAATCCATATCTTTAGTTGTTTCTTCGGCAATTTCTTTGGCAAGCGACCCTATTTTGCCATTAATTAATTTATTAATATGTGAAAAGAGTTCTTCTTTATCTGGAATAGCATAATCATTATTATTTGCTGATGACTCATTAGTCGATGATGACTCATTTGTTTCATTTGTATTATTGAACATTTCATTAAACATATTAAATGGATTATTAGACATATCAAACATTTCGGAAAAATTAGGTTTATTAGCTGCATCTTCCTCATTTACATCTTCGCTATTGTTATCATTATGTGTGTCTGCTTTTTCTTTAGATAAAAATATTTTTGATAGTTCTTCAATTGTGCTTTGTATTTTAGTTGAAAATTTTTCACCATCAATAATTTTAAGTAATTCTAGTGAATCACCAAAAAATGAAATATCATCAATAGTGGTAATAATATTGAATAATATTAATTGTAAATATTTCCATAATGTTTGCTTTGTTTGGTCAGTTGTATCATCATAATATAATTCAGAAAATTCAATATCTGGTAAAAACATTGTGTTAATAATTTGTGGATTTTCTTCACTAACTTTAACATTCGATTTATTCAAAAAAATATCCTCATTTTGATATAAAATATCAATACTTCTTACAGCAAATGTGCGTTTACAATATTCATATACATTATTAATAGATTCCATAAACTCAATACTTAAGCACGTTAAATCTAATGAATTAACATATTCATCCGCATTTATATTTTCTTTATAGTTGGGTAAACAATAATTTATAATATTTTGATAATCTTTATTATTTTGAATAATAAACCCTATTTTATCTTTAAAACTATTATTTAGATCAATTATTAAATCTTTGAATATTTTATAAAAATTTATTAGTGTAATAACTTTATTACTATCTAATAGTAACTCATTATTATTAATAGTACTCATTAATACTAAAAAATAATAGTATTACTTTAAATATTAAAATAATTATAAATATTAATATAATTTGTAATTATTATTTTAAATTAGTGTTAATATTTAACCAATGTTAATATTTAACCAATGTTAATATTTAACCAGTGTTAATATTTCTTTGTTGTTCTAAATTTTTAATATTTACATCTCCTACTTTATCTGGAACATAATCATCGGGAGGTGTTTCTATTTTATCACTATAATCAATAGTAGCATAGCTATATAATTGTCTTAAACCACCACTTCCTTTTGCCGATAAATCATCACTATTTTGGTCTAAAAAACTAAAATTATCAGATACTACTCCACTAGACATTCCATCAAATCTAAATGCTGATGGTTCCATATTAAAATTTGTTGCTTTTTGAACAACAACTTGTTCTATTGGTTTTAAATAATTAGTAATATTATCGCCATATAAAACTTTATAATTGTCATTAATTAACATTAATGCAGGAACAGCATTAATAGTACTTGGTAGTAATATTTCTTGATTATTTTCTAATATTACATAGGTTGAGTTATTTTTTTGTATTCTTTTATCTATACAAATATAATGAATGTTATTTTTAATTCCTGATTTGGATAATATTATTAACAACTTTTTACAATTTTCACAAAAATTGCTATAATACAATATACAACTCATCTAAAAAGTTATATTATTAATTTTTAATAATAATTTTTAATATATAATTAAACTAATTATTTTAATTAAACTAAAATAATTAAACTAAAATAATTAATACAATTAAAACAATTAAAATAAAAATTGAAAAAATATAAGATGTATTTATATTTATATAATTATAAATGTCTACTAAAGCAAAAATTTCAAATGTACAAGAACAAAACGGAACAATGACTTTTACTTTAAGTAATATAAATGTTAGTTATGCTAATGGATTGCGTAGAGTAATTTTATCAGAAATCCCTGTTATTGCTATTGAAAGTTATCCATATGAAAAAAATAATGTAAAAATTTTTACTAATAAATCTCGTCTAAATAACGAATTAATTAAACAACGTCTAAGTTGTATTCCTATTCATATTGATGCTTTACAAGATTTTCCATATGATGAATATGTTTTAGAAGTAAATAAAAGCAATGATTCAAATGTCATTATTTATGTTACAAGTGAAGATTTTCAAATTAAAAATATTAAAACAGGGAAATATTTAACTCGTGGAGAAGTACAAAAGATTTTTCCACCTGATTTAATGACAGGAGATTATATTGATTTACTTCGCTTAAGACCAAAAATTGATTCAAATATGGATAAAGAGCAATTACATTTAGAAGCTAAATTTACTATTAGTAATGCTAAAAATGATGGAACATTTAATGTAGTAAGTACTTGTAGTTATGGAAATACTTTGGACCAAGTAAAAATTAAAGATGCTTGGGAAGTAAAAGAAGCTGAGTTAAAATTAAAATATGGAAAAGAAGAAATTGAAATTATGAAAAAAGACTGGATGATTTTAGATGCTAAACGTATATATGAAGAAGATAGTTTTGATTTTATTGTTGAAACCATTGGTATTTATGATAATTTTAAAATAGTTGAAATTGCCACAAATTTACTAATTAAAAAATTATTTAATTCACTAAAACTAATTAAAGAAAATATGGATTTTATCCAAGAAATCGAAGATACTATGGAAAATTCATATAGTATTAAATTAGAAAATGAGGATTACACTATTGGTAAAATTATTGAGTTTAATTTTTATGACAAATATTTTATTAATTCAAAAAATTTAAATTATGTTAGTTTCTTGAAGAAGCA